ATGTAGGATTGATTGAATCCCACTTTGTAATTCGAGATGAACCATCTTGTAGTTGCATCTTTGTATCAAAACAATACACTTGTTGAGATACTGGCATTGTCAACAAATAAAAACCATTCTTTTCTGAGTAAACAGATTTAAGATTGCCCAAGGTTTCAATAGCCAAAGAAGATATTAAATCAGACCTAATATTCTTAGATAAGTCTCGCAAAGGAGCAGACTTCTCTTGAATAGTCCTCATCAAAGAACGTACACCAGAGTCTGATAAGAAAATAACATCAGTACCAATGCTCTGAATTGAGTCTCTAGCAATACATCCAATTGACCCTACTGTGTCACTTAACTGAAGCGTTGCAGGAGTTGTTGCACCAGAGTAAACAAGAATCTGACGCTTGCCAAAGATAAACAAGAAATCATTGTGAGCCGCCAAGCCCATCACTTCATCAGAACCATTAGGCCATACCCTAGAAACATCTAAAGTACCAGTAGTGCCACCACCCCACACATGACCTGCAATCAGATCAGAGAAGGTAATCGTAACCTTATCAGTTGTAGTATTAGCAACCCACAAGCGACCAAATGCAGAAATGCAAATGTTTGCTGAAGGAACTGTTCCTACATAACCAGTTTTCTCTGAAACTCTACGATAAGTAGTAGTACTTACAGCAGGGTCAAATATGAGAGGATCGTGTCCTGATTGGAAGAAATAAGTAATGCCATTCAAAGAAGCACAATGCCAGTTATTAGCAGTAATAGTAGGAGCGCTACCACCACCTCCATAGGTCAACTCAGTAACAGCATTGGAAGTACCAAGTTTGAATAACTTATTGTTGCCAGAAAACAACACAGTTAAAGTGCCATCAATTTGCACTAACTGATGGATTACAGCTACATCATTAGCACCAAGATTACCAGAAGAGGAGTTAACCCTAGTCCAACCTTTTCTTGAGCCAATACGACCATATTGATCAATCACGCAATTAGTGGCAACCAAAGCAAAACCAGAAGACAAATCCAATGGAGAGTCTTGCGTATTCAGGCCATAAAAGCCTGGTGCGCTTATGCTATTACTTTGTAGTGGAGCTGCCATTAGACCGCCACAAAGTTGTCTTCAGGGTAACGAGTGCTTTCCAACGCAATAGCATCAGATAGCATTCCACGGAACAAAGCATAAGCCTCTGAACTTGCCGTACCGCCATCTTCACCACGTTCAATCAAAGCACGAGCATAAGCACTCTGAGTTACCAAATAGTCTAATACCTTTACAGATGTGCCATCAGCAGACAAAGCCGCTTGTGGGATGGTCAAATCAAACAACAGAGTAAAAGCACCAGAAGGAACAGGAAACAAGTCTACTTTGGTGTCTCCACTACCATCCACACCGCTAAAACAGAACTCTGATGGAATAGACTGTGAAGGTGCGCCAAGGTTCAATTTGCGGTTCATGTCCACAAACTCAATGTTCCGAAGACCAATTAAACTTGTTGTGTTAAGCGCATCATTGATACGGAACTTCTGTCCCGCACCTGTCAAAGCATAAGAACTCGTGCCAGCAGTAGTCGTTACTGTGATTGCTTGAGTAAGACAATTCCAGTTGTAAGAGTCTTCAATCTGTCTCTTAGCATCATTGACAAACTTGCCGATCAAAGCAGAATAGTTAGTCTCTGAAACAGTTGAAACATTTGTCTCACGCAATCGTGTCAATACATCGTTGACAAGCTCTAAGTAGGTCATGTTCTTTGCGCTCCTGAAACCTCAAATGTGGCAATAAAACTAAAGGTACTTCCAGCTTCAGTCGTAATTTGAATCTTATCGCCTTCTTCTAAAACGATATAAGCATTGCCATCAAATTGAAGGTATGCTTTTGAAGTAAAGTTGTATTCAGTCAGGATGTCGTAGGAAGTGGCGGCACTTGCATCATTCCACACCACAGTAATGTGTTTTGTCGATCCACCAATATTGTGGATATACATGACTGTAAATTTGGCGTAGTAACCCGTAGGAACTGTATAAACAGTAGTTAGCGTATTAGCTACAGGTTCAACTCCAACGGATACTGGTCTCATTTGTTCCTCTTAGAGATCGCTTTAGCTTTTGCTTTAGCGTCTTCCTTGGACGTTGCGCCCCAAGCTCTAAGAGAAAGTAAAAGTCGGGTAGGCTTTCCATCTTTCATCTCAGCGCCAGGCATGTTGCCCATTCGTGCTAAAAAGGATGCCCTACGAGGGTTATCTCCCGACTTTACTGGTGGTTTTAAATTGCCACCCGTTTCTGCATTATACGATGCTCTACCTTTGGCATTCAAGCCCCCTTTGGGGTTTTGATGCGCTTTTAAGGTCATTTCTTTTTAGCAGTCTTAGCTGCTTGCTTAAATGCCGCCTCAGTAGGTGCACCTTTAGAACCAACCTTACGCATCTTTTCTTTAGAACCCGCTTTGATGCGTTCTTGTTTGGCATTGATGTTAGCGTATAGACCTTGTTTCATTTCTTTTTCCTAGCTTGGGATAAAGCAATGGCGAGGGCTTGTTTTGGCTTTTTTACAACAGGGCCACCCTTGCCAGAGTGAAGCGTTCCCGCCTTGTACTCTCGCATGACAGAACTAATCTTCTTTTCTGCCTTGGTCTTTTTCATTTACCACGACCTGATTTCTTCATCATGTTAGTAGCGGTACGACCACCACGGGTAGGCATAGCTTTAGGCTTACCAATAGCAATCATTACAGTAACAGGCATAGATTTCTTCTTGCCATACTCTTTGGCTTCTTTCTCGCCTTTTTCTGTGTATGGGAATTTCTTGTTTCCAACTTGCGGCATATAAATCCTTATCGAACTAGCTTGGTTGCAACAAAAGAGATGACACCGCCAACAACAGAGGCGATAGCCATTCCAACGAAAAAGCCGCCTTTAGACTTGTTAGCCATCTCAAGCAGCAATTTAATATCTTGGCGAAGTCCATGGACTTCTGCTTGTAGAGCCTCAACTTGGGCTTCTAGCTTACCAAATTCCCTTGGATCAATTTCCGACATTTGCAACCTCTTTTCTAGGTCTTCCAACCTTAGGTTTATCTTCTACTTCCTTTGGAGTTTCCTCAACAAGAACGTATCCTTCGTGACCTTTCATGCTATCAATATCATGCTGATAGGTGAAAGTTATTAGAGTACCAGACTGTAAACAACGAAAAGTAGCCATAAAAAACTCCAAAAAAAGGGGGGTATTAGCCCCCTTTAATTACACTACTGCACGAGCAACGATAAGTTGCAATGTAGTAGATGCCAAGTCCACAGAACCTGCTGTTGGATTGTAAGTAACGATAGTCACAGTATCTGCCGCTGAAACATAGGCTCTACGAACCAAACCTGCTTCAGAAACGCCAACTGACATACCGAGAACCATATCACCCAAAGCAACGCCTGGAACTGTTACTGTGTCTGTAGCGGTTGCAGTAGTAGCTACTGAAGCGCTATTTAGAGTACAAGAAACATCCCAAGTGTCTGTAAATAGACCACGGAACTGGTCAGTTCCCCTACGGGAAGTAACTGCTGTTGCTGCTGCCATAATAAATCTCCTTGATGTAAAAAATCCCCCCACCGATTAAGGCGAGGGGAAAAGGCAACTATTAGGCTGGAACTGCTAACGCAAATGCGCTAGAAGACAAAGCTGCACCAGTTGTAGCGGCTGTACGCATGGCTTTTACACCATACAGAGTATCAGATGTAAACAGAGTAGCGAGGTACTCTTGTTTGTACTGAGTCTGTGAACGAACACCAACTTGTTCAACCAGAACCATAGAGTCTTTGTGACCCATCAAGCAGATACGATCAGTGGTGGAATTACCAGCACCAGTATCAGCATTGCTAGATGTGAACACGGGGATACCATACAGTTGACCGATTTCACCAGTACGGATTGCGTTACCATTACCCACAAAAGCCTGTTCTGTATAACGGGAAAGACCCATCAACGTATTGCGGCTTGAAGGAGGAATGATGAAGAAACGACCATCCATAGGAGTGTCATTGTCATCCAAACGCTGAATCGTGCGACGAATAGCGGCATCAGTCAACGCAGAAGCATTGGAAGATGTGCTGTTGTAAGCAGTAGTACCATCACCGCCAATAAAGGCTTTGGTGGATGTATTGCTTGTTGCGTAGTCGTTAGTACCGACAGTAGCACCATTGAAAGCACGACCCAATTGGATCAAGTCGGTATCAACTTGTTTAGCCAAAGCGTAACCAGCATCGGCAGTATAGAACTGACGCAAACTGTTCAATGCTTGTGCTTCAACAATGTCCTCAATGAAACGTGAGTACTCATAGTGCTTGTTAATCAAGACTTGAACTTCTGTCTCAGTATCGGCAATCAGAGTCACAGCAGTAGATGCCGCTTTTGCTGATGCGTTACCACGAGTAGGAGCTGGAATGTGAACTGTGTCACCCTTCTTGCCCTTGAAGTTCATCTTCATTACGATGTTAGCCAAAACAAGGTTTTTCTTGTATGCGGCTACGATTTCATCAGACCAGATTTCTGGGATGAATTTGTCTGCGGTTGTTACTGTAACCGCTGGTGTTGGATATGCCATGATTAAATCTCCTAAAGTTTAACGAACTCGACCTTCTGAGTATGCTGCCATAATTTCTTGACTTAAAGCATCATAACGATCTGGGTCTTGCATTTTGAGCCGAATAAGGTCTGCCCTTCTGTATACCCTCTTTGATGATTCACCAGAACCACCTACATCAACACCTACTGCTTTTAAGTTCTGTTTGCGAGTTACCTCGCCCTCATTACTTGTTTGCTTCTGTTTAACAGAACGTAGCTGTTTATAGGTAGATAGCAATTCATTGGCTGAGTCGTAATCATATCCAGAATCGGCTTGCTCGAAGATTTTAATGCGAATAGGGCTAGATTTCACCCAATTTGCAAAGTCCTGATCTTTGGCAATATCTCCAAAGTCGGGATGCTCTTGCGCTAACCTTTGCTGAATCTGTGACCTTTTCATTTCTAGCGTTACTTGTCGTGCCGCTAGGATGTCTGGGTGATTATCAACAGTCTTTTGAACTGCCTTCTGTGGATTCTCAAAGAAATCTACTTCAGGCTCTTCCTGTCTAGTCTGTTGTTGTCGTGAACCAAGGTTCTGTTTGATAAGTTCATCGGCTAACTTTCTAACCTCGCCTACTTCCTGTGCTTGCTTTCCAATTAGCTTTTCAGCCTCTTGGTGCATCTTCACAATCTCGTCTAAACTTTTTTCCCTGTATTTCTCAGGAAGTTCATTCTTTTGCGAAATCTTCTGTTCTTCGATCTCTAACTCACCCAACTCTTCTTTGTCATCATCAACTAACATACTTTTTTCCTTTTCCTGCCGTTAATCGGTTGTAGGAGATTCAACTCGGCATAATTGCTTATGAGTTGATTTTGCGTTCAGTTTTTAACTTGTCTAAGTGGCTTTTCTCGAACTTCCCATGCGCTGATGGAAACGCTCCAGACCACCCTTCTAAGCGAAAAGCTGGCGCTGAGAGAATGCGATGAGAATTCTCACCACACTCACACTTTAGACTTGTTGCCTCATAATCAACAAATCTTTCTGTCTTATGCCCGTTTATACAGGCAAATTCATACATTCTTCTCATTTAAGTCCTCAAATGCTCTTTCGCTGACTTGTTTTAAGTTCTTCAGCCAAATAAGGATTGAATACTCACCTTTTCTGAATTGTAGACTTTTTTCATCTGCAATCGTTGCGATATTATTCAAAGGCTCTATCATTTTGTCAATATCTTCCATTAAATCTATCCACCCTTGAGTAGACATCATGTCAAATCGAGCGTCATAATAATTTTGTAGTTCAGTTGTCATACGTCTTCAGCATCCTCAAAACCAACCTGATTCTTTAAATCAGCATATAAACCATCCATCAGATTTCCCTGTGGAGTTGGGCAATAGAAGGCGTGTTGTGCAACTTCCTGTGCGTTTGCTTGCCTTGCATCAGCATTGGCAGACACAGACACTTGATATTGCACTTGATCTTTGTTGCCAAAGATGTTGGTGATACGGGCATAAGCGTCTGTGAAGGGGACGCCTACATTGCTTGTGGGGATAGAGATTTTCAGAGCCATTAGTAAGTCACCTCAGTTGTTTCGATTTGTACTACCCAGCGAATTGTGGTGGCTGCCTGACCTGTAACAGTCACAGCGATACCGCCGCTGGTGGTGTCAGCAGTGACCGCCAAAACCCAAGTAACAGCGCCAACGTCTTGAGCAATAACAGTTGGAGTCACAGCCGCAACCAGAGTTGTGGATGCAGCGTTAGCACCACGCTTGATTACGCCTTCAAACTTCCAGCCTGATGTAGCACCGCCACCAGTGACGTTGGCGATGCAAGTGCCTTGGAATGTGTAGGCGCTGTTGTTGGGTAGGATGACTTGGTTGGTTGTCCCGCCGCCAGAGTTATTGCTTGTCAAAACTGTTGCAGTTGCATCTGTAGTTTGCTTCGCCAGTAAAAGTGTTGCAAGTTGATGTCTACCACCTGATGACGCAATAGGGCCATTACTTGCAGGCGTAACAAAATTTCCAACAATAGACCTTGCTGTGCCGCCAGTGCCGCCAATGACAATGCTGACTGCGCTATCTGCTGTGTTGCTTGAACCACCAATGGCAGCGGCACTACTACCGCTTGCCGTGTTGCTTGACCCACCAACAACAGCAGAACTTGAACCGCTTGAAGTTCCGTTGCCAATACATACAGCACCACTTCCAGATGCAGTAGCGTTCTGGCCTCCCAAACACACTGAATTAGCTCCAGATGCAGTAGCATTTGCTCCAGCAGAAATGGCGTGGTTTGCGGTGGCGCTAGAACTTGAAAGAGCCACTGCTCGGTAGGCGGGTGATGATACGGGCGACTCAGTTAAAGAAAGCCATCCAGTTTCGGCATTACCAGCAACCCCTGCTGAAATTGCATTTTTACAATATACAAGCTCTAAAATTCTTCCTGGAGTTCCGTAATAAATACCAGAGGCAAATTGTGCGGCTGTTCCATCTCTTGCATCGCTTGAATATATGTTTATGCCTTGGCTGTTGCTTCCGTATCTGGCAACAATAAACCTGATAACTTTGCCTTCAGGTGGGGATGTTGGCAAGTAAACTCGTATAGTGTTGGTTCCTGCTCCCGTTCTAAAATACTGAATTGGAGCGCAATCATCTGTTAGCGAAACGGTTCTATCGGCAGAAGTAGATGCTTGTGCAGAAAAGAAATCCCACACCTGAATTGCAGGTGTGTTCTCGGATGCAAAGCCCGTAAACATTAGTAATCCCCACCAATAGCAGTCAGGTGAAAGCCTGCCGCTACTGCTGTACCAAACGTAGCGTACACACGGTAACCCGCCGCCAAGCTAATGTTTAAAGGCAAGATAATGTCAGGTTGTTCTGCTGTTTCAGAAACAGTTGTTGCAGACAAGGTTCGCTCAAGATACAGCGTGTTGTTGGCGGCTGTGGTGGTTACAGAACCGTTGTTGATCCAGATACGGATAACAGTTGCCACGTTAGTGCCAAGCGCCCTGACCTTGATGAAATCAAGCCGTGAGCCTTCCACTGCACCCGCTGTTTCAATCGGGCCGTAGATCGTACCGCTGCTCAGGTCTTTGGTGGTGTTGGCGGTTACGCCAGGAGTTGCCGCATTAGCCGCAGCACCACTTACCCAAGAGTTAGCAGGGATTAGCGGAAAAATAGGGTTTGTATTCTGTGCCATTTACATTGCTCCGATTGACCAAGATTGTAATTTAGGAATAGGGGATGATGAACCACCAGTTGATGCGATAGTGATACCACCTGAAGAATTTGTAATTGTGATATTGCTTCCAGCAGTCAATGTTGAATATGAAAACCCAGTCCCATTACCAATTAACAATTGACCATTAGTCGGAGTTGATGCAAGACTAAAAGCCAATGTGCCACTTGTTGTAATTGGCGATCCACTTACAGACAAAAATGATGGGACTGTTGCCGCCACGCTTGTGACTGTTCCACTACCTCCACCGCCACTAGCATTGATTGTTTGATTTGGGAAAGAACCTGAAATTGTGACGTTTGTTCCAGCAATCAATGATGGAGTTGCTGTGCCTGTACCGCCATTAGCTACAGCCACAACACCTGTGACATTAGATGCTGTTCCTGTAGTGTTTTGGTTTAATGTCGGTACATCAGCAACTTGAATAGCTGACATGACCACATCTGTGCCATTGCCACGCAAGTATTGACCAGAAGTAACAGCACCAGCCAACGCATCCATTGCATTTTGCCGTGTTGTCTCACCTGTACCGCCATTGGCAATTGCTACAGTACCTGTAACATTAGAAGCAGTACCTGTGGTATTTTGATTCCATGTAGGAACAGTTCCAGACAACTGCGAATAAGGCAAACTTAGTGCGCTTAAAGTTGTCAATGTACTGTTGCTAGTAGCCGTGATGTTTGCGGCAGTACCAGTTGTATTTTGATTTAGAGTCGGTATGTCAGAGGCGACAATTGCTCTAAACGTAGGAACACCAGAAGAACCATCAGGAGAAGCAAGTACATAGTTTGCTGTCTTACTTGCATAAGGGTTTAGAGTATCTCCATAACCGCTTGCGAGACTAATAGCTGGTGTTGCACCACCACTAGAATTTACTGGAGATGTCCCTGTTACCGATGTAACTGTTCCATTTCCTTTATTATTAAAAGTTGTCCAATCGGCAGAACTTAAAACACCTCTATTGCTTGCAGAAGCAGTTGGGACATTTAAAGTAATAACTGGTGTTGTAGTTCCATTGGCTACAGTAGAACTTAAATCTGTTCCTGATGTACCTAAAGTAAGCGCACCTACACTTGTAACAGTACCCGCTGAACCAAAGTACGGCAAAGTGTTCCAATTGTCCGTACCATTGCCGACTTTAAGTTTTAAAGTATCAATTTCAACGCCAACTTCACCCTCTGCAAGAATGGGGTTTGTTGAAGTCCAATCAGCCGCATCACCACGCCTGAGTTGTATTTGAATTGCCATTAAATGCCCCCTGCATCAATAGGAGTGACCCCACCATAGATGCTAAATGGATAACCACCATCAAGATTAGCAAATGCTTGCCCGTTTTGTCCAGAAACGCCAGCAGCGCCTTGTGGCCCACGATCGCCCTTCTCTCCAACAACGTCACCAACATTTATTGTCTTACCATCGGAAAAAGTGACAACCAAAGACCCATCAAAGTCTATTTTAGTGCCAACAATGGAGACTCCATCTTCTCCATCCTTACCATCAGCACCATCTTTGCCATTATCACCATTTTTACCATTTTTTCCATCAATCCCACGCTCACCTTGCGAGCCTTGATCACCTTTTTCTCCCTTGTCACCAACAGGGCCTTGTAGTTTCTTTACATCAAGGATATGGTTTTCAAGTTTAGGTAGTTGTTTATCAAGCAGAATTGCCAATGCAGACAACTTTGCATCAGTTGACGCATCTGATAGCAGTATCTGCTTAATATCCATCATTGATTAACAATACTGTTAAGAAAGTTAGTATCTTTTGTTTTTTGCTCATTCTTGTCCATGTTTTGCAATTGAACAACCTTTAACTTGTTCTCAATGTCTTTTTCTTTGAGCATCAATTCTGCAATTTTGACACGTTTGTTGAACTCTTTTTCAGCCAAAACGTCATTATCAGGCAAGTTTTTAGTGGTTGCAGCAAGTGTCTTAGCTTGGACTTCTTGAGGCATTAACTGTGTTTCAGTCAACAATTTAGCAGCTTCCGCACGATTTTGCTCTGCTTGTGTAGTTTGAACAGCAATCTGAGCCTGTGCCGCTTGCATAGCCAACTCAGCCTGTGCTTGTTGCATCTGCTGTGCTTGTGGATCAGGTTTGCTCATCTCATCCAACATCTGAATCAACTCAAATCTGTTAGACAGAGATGAATTAGCCATGATTCCCTTCAGAATGATAGGCAAAACAGGCGTATTCGGGCCAAGAGTCTGCAAAAGCGCAATGAATTGTTGTTGCTCATGCTCTCTAGCGATGATTCCAAGTGCAGCCGTGGGAATAAACTTCATGTCCACAGTAGGGTAACGCTCGGGGTCGAACTGCATATACCGATAAGCGGCTTTGGTGATGAAGGGGATCATAAAATCCTCTTGAAAGTTCACCAAGGTACGCTTGTATTTCTTGATAATCGAGGCTGTAGCCATCGAAATACCACCCTGACCCGCATCCCTAGAGACAGCAGTAATCATTCCCTGAGAGTCAAGTGTTCCTGTTGCCATCAAAAGCATACGCTCAAACTCTTTAGCAGTTGTCAGGTTAGAACCATCAGTATTGCCAAACTTGAACGGGAACAGAATCTCATTGGGATTGCCGTTTGTCAGGATTGCTTTGCCTGGCTTTACTTCAAACTTAGCACCACGAGGAAGGCGAGTAGCATCCATGGCCATCATTGGGCTAGTTGTGAGCGCTAGAGAATCTAAGTGGCTACGCACTTGGGCATCAATAGCCTTTTGTGAGTTGTAAGCCTTCTCAACAGTACCACGACCCAACAAGCGATTAGGAACTGTGTCATCCTGATAAGCAAGAATCGGTCTATCCTTCATCATGTATGGGTTCTTTTCTGCTTTTAGAAGAACACCATCATTGGCAATCACTACAATTGCCTCAACCAGATCGGAATACTCGTCCTGAATAGTGTCATCAGGGAAGAAATCTTCTACTTCACCATCTTCGTTTTCCAACTGTTCTAGGTACTCACGAGGGACTAAGCCATAGTAAGTAAGTAGTTTTACCTTGTCATCTTCGTACTGGGAGACTTCTTGTGTAGGCTCTAAGTCCGTGTCCATTGAGTCAGTACCAACCTTTACCTTGCGGTAGATACCTTCTTCTTGACCTTTAACAATCTTGTGGATAGAGACATACTTCTCAATAGCCACACCCATACAGTCATCAATAGATGTTCCATTAGGGTCGAACAGGAAGTTACGGGGATTAACAGGAACAATCTTGACTGCAATGCGGTCTTGTTCTACTACTCCAATAGCGGCTTGACCTATTTGACCAGGTATTGCTTGAGTAGAAGGAACATAGACTTTCTCTGTTTTGACAACAATCTCACCAATGCCAGTACCATAAATCTCAGCCAACAACTCAATCTGGTCAATAGACTTGCGAATCTTGTCTACTTTAAAGTCTTCCATGAGTTGTGCTTTGATGGCAACAACATCTAAAGGACTACCATTGACATCACGAATATCGTCTTGAATATCAAAGAACTCACCCTGACCAAAGATGGCTTCCATGATCTCGGCATGGCGTGTCTCTACCGCTTGTTGGGTAGCGGGGGTAACGATTCTTGAACGCTCAGAGTCCCTTGTCTTATCTTGGGCATCCCACTCACCATTGAAGATACGCTCGTACTCTAGCCAATCATCAAGACAGTTAACATCTCTCCAATCCCTCCAACGATCACAATGGTTAACAACAAAGTTAACTATTTCCTTGTCTGAGTCACTAGGTTCTTGGAATTCGTTTTGATCCATAATCAGACCTCATAATGATTGTTCTTACGCATATTCTCAATTGCGGGAATAATTTGCAAGTTGTTTGGCACATGAAGTCCACAAACAGTTTTGCCCTGCAATGGGATTATATGGTCAACGTGCCAATTTTGACCACTATCTCTTGACCTCATGGCTGCCACTTGATAATAGCATTGTATTTTTAGGCGGTCAAATTCTGTTAACCAAAGTGGTGTTCTTAGCAATTTTGCACTTTTACGATTCATTTGAAGTTTGGCACGAATAGCTTTATTCTTTTGTCTGTAGTTTTTTAAAGCACGTAAATGTGTTTGCCTTGTTTCACCAGCAGATCGCCTTTTTCTCGCAGATGCGTTAACTTTATCTTTGTGTTCAGAGTCATATTGCCTATCTCTTAAGCATTTGCATTTTTTGCAATATCCTTGCAATCCATCTCTACGACTCTTATTTTTGAAAAACGAGTCCACCGATAAAGTTTCTTTGCATTTTGAGCAAAACTTTTTGTCAGACCCCTGAAACAACATCAACTGGTTCCCATTCGTCATCATTATCTTCTTGAAAATAACTTGTTACGGCAAGTTGGTCTATGTAGCTCAAACTATCGGGTAAATCGTCGTGAACGCCTGTGGCTGGAAATAAAATGAGTTGATCAACAAATTCGTCCCAATCTTCCTCTGAATTAAGAATGATTCTGCCATGTTCAAAGCGTCCTTGCAATGCCCAAATAATCCTATCTGCTTTTTTCTTGTTGCCATGAGTAAGGTCTACTATATGAGCGTAAATATTGTTTTTTCGCATTAAATCCGAAAGATATGGCAGAACGGCATTTTTCAATGCCCCCTTTTCAATACCTACGGATAAAGGGCGGTAATCTCTTATTGCCATCAAGATATTTGACGCTGTAGTTCTAATGTCCCATCTCCCGTGTTCTATCTTCTCAACAAACCACTTTCCATCGTCTGTCACCTTCACTATCGAGATAGCAGACTCGTCCAGACGCTTCTTAGAGTTAGCCGCTTGTTTGGCAACTTCCTCAAATCCTGCCAAGTCAACAGCGATGTAATAGCTTCCATGTTCAGGTTTAACCCCGTATTTGATCCACTCTTCTTTGAAGATGTCAGAACCTGCATTGGTGAAAGAAGCCATAAACTCTTGCTTAAAAGCAAAGGATGACAGG